GCACGGGCATAAGCATCTGCAGATTTGCGACACTCAAACTCTTTAATCAAGTAACTTACTTCACGTTTGGCAGAAGATTTGAACTTTTCATATTCCAAATCCATAGTTTCCAAATTTGCCTTGACACGAGTTTTAAAATACTCACTATCATCTTCATCAAATGACCACTGATGATCACAGTTTTTGTGAATTTCTGAATTTGGAATAATAATTTTTTCTACATCAATATCAGGAATTTCTAGATAAACATTTTCAGTTCCAATAGAACAAATCAATTGCTTCAATGCCTCATCAAAGGAGTCCATTGTCTTAACTTCTGGTTCATTAGAAGAATCCTCTTCTTGAGTAGAAGATTTTTCTGACTGTGCTGGTTGCTGCTTCAAATCACTTTGCTGTACTTGATAATTATCACTATCTTCTTGTTCTTGACTATCACACGATTCGGATTCTACATCTCCGGGAACAGAATTACCAAGATCAGAAAGAAGATTAGTATCCACAGAAATATCTTCTTTTTCAGAATGCTCATATTTACAATAAGTATATAATTTTTCTGATGCATCAAGAACATCATCAAATGATACACATTCAGAAATCATATTAATAATTTCCATTTCTTCCCCTTCTTCAATAGGGATATTGACATAATCACCAATTTTAAAAAACAAGTTTGCACGATCAGCAAGATTCATTTCTTCCAAATCTTCTTCAGCAATCTGAAAGAAATCGCGATCATTTAATTCTTTGTATGCCCTATTAAAATTCTTTACAATACCAACATATCTCTGCTTAATTTTCTTTTCAATACGAACATCTTCAACAATGTTAACAAATTGAGGAGGAATTTTACGATCAGCAATCCAGTTAATATTGGGAGTATAAAGTGCGTGTCCTACTTCATGCCCAACCAACATGTCATAAACATCTTCAGATGCATATTTCCACATCGGAAGGGTCAATACACGATTTTCAACATCAAATGATGCAGTTTCAACATTACGGTGCTCTACAACAATGTTTTCCATTGCAAGGAGTTTGGCAAGGTTGGACTTGATTTCTTTGTTGACGGTCATGGTGGGTCTCTTGTGTGATGTAGTCATCATACAAAAAAAGCAGGTCCTAAGACCTGCTAGTGGACAGTTTCAGAACTGGATCAATATCCCTTCTTCTTTTTCTTTTTCTTGGAGTGACCACCGCCACAAGAGGACTCAACGATCTGATCTACCCATGCCTGACTCATTACAGAAATAATTCTAGATGCATTACTCTCAGAAGAAGCAAATCCCTCAGAAATAAGATATTCTGAAATTTCATAGTAATAATCTTCTTTTCTAAATCCTTTCATCAAAGGATTAGGAGTTTTTGGTTTTGCATAGTTCTTACCATAGATGCGCTCATTTTCTCTTCTAGCATATGCAGAAGCTTTTGCCTGAGATTCAGAACTACCTTTAACAATTCCAGTTTTTGGATCCTTTCCTCTCAATCGATCATATTCTTTATTGATTTTTGCTTTGGTTTCATCTTTTTTTGTAGATGAAGTAGGAGATTTATCCCTGGAAGTAGGAGATTTATCCCTGGAAGTAGGAGATTTATCCCCGGAAGTAGGAGATTTATCCTTGGAAGTAGAAGTTCCAGGTTTTCCGTAATTTGGATTGTTCACTAGACCCTCAGCAGGAGGAATATTCGCCAGTCCAGTTTTGGTTTTACCTTTAGATGCTGGTTCGGTTTTACCTTTAGATGTGGGTGATTTAGATGGAGTAGTAGGAGCGGTATCTCTGGAAGCAGTTCTCTTACCGTCTCCGGTAGCTAAACCAAGTGCTGTTCCACCAGCAATAGCAGCACCAGCTGCAACCTTACCTTTGTTATTTTTAGCAGCTCTTGCTAAGTCCTTAAGAAATTGTGAAGTAGTTCTTCTAGAAGAAACTGTCTTCGCAGTTACATCAATTACACCATCGCCTTTAAGAGTTCTTGCTCCCTTATCAACAGTAGATCTTCCAGTTGGACCCATGTCCTTAACTTTGACCTTCTGAACCCCAGGAGTTGTAACACTAGCAGATGGTCTCTTAGTCATTGCACCGCCTGGTTGTCTTGGTGCTCTTGGAAGTCCAGGACCACCTGTTCCACCTGGACCCCATGCAGGTTTTGGTGCCTGTCTTGGAAGTCCAGCACCAGGTCTAGGAATGTTTCTTGTTCCTAATAGACCACCTGTTGATTTCGGTGTTGTAATTCTACCAGGAAGTGCAGTTCCCTTTGAACCATCTGGACCCATTCGAGAACCACCTTTTGATGAAATTCCACCGGAAGATGCTACCTCTCTACGTCCAGCACCAGGAGTTGTCCTTAAATTCAATTCTCTCTGTCCTGGTGCCGATGGTGCTGGTCTCTTTACTTGTGGAAGTGGAGAACTTGCAGCGGGAACAGGATCAGTGGCAGTGAATGGAGTTCTTCCTCTGGTAAAATTCTGGGCAGTTCCTTTATTTGTAAGAAGTCTACCTTGTCTAGGAGTACCTGAAATAGCTTTGCTTGTAACTTTTTGAGTAGCTTTGCTTGCAGCTTTGCTTGCTGCTTGCTTTGCAGGCGTTTTAAGGACTCCAGACATCATTCCGACTGCTCTAAGAACATCCAGAAGTGCTTTGTTCTTATTTTCTGTCAAATAAACTTCTTCACTTAAAATTTCTGCAATATCAATCCCAAAATCATCCGCAACCAGTTCTAAGAATTCAAAGATACAATCATCTTCAATTATCACTTGAGCAAATTCTGATCTATCTTCTAAATCAGTACCATACTCGCAACTTTCGCAAAGTTGAATTATAAGGTCATTGGTTTCAGTATCTTCCTTATAAATGGATTCATATAAATCAAGTAACTCACGTTCGGTCGTATTATACATTGGTTTTATTTGAACACTATTTTCAAATATTTATAAAAAAAGCACTCTATTGATAGAGTGCTTTTAATTTAGTGAGAATGAATGACCCCACTTTCATGTACATGCGGAACCATACTATTGTAAAGGTGCATGTTTCCATGCTGGAATCCCGCACCTAATAGTCCGAATACTACTGCGAGACCGAAAATTTTGATCATACTCATTTTAATTTCTGCGAGAATCCTTTTTGTTTTTGGAATTTGATTACGGACTCAAATTTTTCTTCCAATCCCACTTTGTGAGATATAACAAAAATATTTGCATCCTTTATTATATATCTAATAATTTTAAGAAACTCTTCTGTGCCGAATCCATCAAGCGAAGAGTCGAACACCTCATCCATAATCAACAGGTTGGTATTAACAGAATTTTTTACCTTTGCAACTTCTCTCCAAGTGAAAAGCAAAGATAAATCGATTCTCATTTTTTCACCTTCACTGAATGAACTATATGAAAATGATTCGTGAATTGGAGATTCGATTGACTCATTAAATTCTTCATCAAGTTTGAAGTTGATGAAGAACTCCATCATTTGTAGATATCGATTAACCTGTTGATTAATCAGAGGGAGATATTTCTTGATGATTTTTGTTTTTACGCCATCATCCTTAAGTAAGGAGTAAGCAAAATCGTAATAAACGACTTTTTGTTTTCTTTCTGAGAGATCTTCAATTGTATTCTGGAGATTTTTCTTAAATTCTTCTAACTTCTCATGTTCAGTATTTCTGTTTGCAAGGTTGTCGGTAATTGTTTGAATTTCCGATTCCAAATCTCGGATTTGGCGTCTGTTGGACTGAATCCGAGTATTGTTTTGAGAAATGTCATGCGTTAACTTAGTAATCTCCTTGGATAGGGCATTTAATTGACGCTCTCTCTCTTGTTCTGACTTAATTGTTTTCTCAAGTTCAACATAACCATCTTTAAGTTCTTTTGCTTTATTTTGAGCATCACTAATTCTATTTACTCTAAATGATTCTTCAATATCCTGAGTGCAGGTAGGGCAAACCGTATTTTCCTTAAAGAAGTTATACTCTTCGGTAATCGTTGAAACTTTTTGGGAAATTTTTCCCTTCATATTATTAAGCTTTACTAACTTATCAGAGAACCCAGTTAGTTTTTCTTGTTGCTCAATTTTACTTTCTAACTCTTCTTGATTCTTCCCATTCTCTAAAGTTGCAATGACAATCTCTTCATCAAGGTCATCAATTTTTTTACAGTTAGATTCTATCTGCTGCTTACCACGGTTCTCAAGTTCTTCAATGAACTCGATCTGCATCTTTGCTTTTTCTTTCAAATTTATTTTCTTAAGATCCAGAGATTTGATTTGATCTTTTTCATACCTAATGTCATCTTTAACCAAGGAACTCATAGAAGAGAATATCCGAATATCTAGAAGATCTTCAATAACTTCACGTCTATTTGCAGTAGTAAGTTGCATAAAAGGAACAAACGTACTACTACCCAAGATTACAATCTGCGTAAATGATTTGTAATTTAACTTGAGAATATTTTGTTCAAGAATTCTTTGATTAGATCTATCATCTGCTTCTTTATGCAGAAGATTTCCATCTACCACAATATCAAACAAATTAGGTTTGATTCCTCTGCGGATTAAATATTGTCTTCCATTTGCGTCGAATTCAATCTCAACTACACAGTCCTTCTCATTTACACTGTTAATAAGTTGAGGTTTATTAATCTTACGAAATGGTTTGTTAAACAGAACAAAGGTCAATGCGTCCAATATAGTTGACTTACCAGACCCATTAGTTCCAACAATCAGATTTGTACTATTTTGCTGGAAGTTAATTTCAGTAAACTGATTTCCAGTAGAGAGAAAATTTTTGTATCTAATTTTTTGAAAGTTTATCATTTTTAGGAGGAATCACAATATCATTAGAAGTAATCACTGCATACTTATAGTTGTGCAGTTTACACGTCTTTATCGCCAAATCATCGTCAACTTCAACTACATCCATATAAGTTCCTTCTTCGTCTTCAAGCATAAGTGAGTATCTTGTAGCATCATCCTCTTCTTGAAAAAGAAAAAGAACTTTATGACCATACTTATCTTGAACGGCATAAGCACCGTCATCCTTATTGTCTTTAAGGGTAAGAAGAAACATTTTAATTTACTTCGCAAGCTTTCTTATAAATGTTCTCGAAGATTGATTTAACAATAGTTTTATCTAATTCAAACTCAGAGTCATCAATGTATCTATTCAAAATAGACATTGTATTTTCAGATTCTTCAACTTCAAAATCTTCTTTCTCAACTACATTAAAGTTTTCAATAATTTTTAAATCTTGAACTCCTACAGTTGATAATTTGTCTACGAACTTTTCAAACTCTTTCGGACTTGACTTTTTACGTACAATAACCTTTACAATTTTATCTTTGTACTTAGAAGCATCGAACATTTGGTGTGGAGTATCTTCATAGTAAATATTTTGAAACAATTTGTATGGATTATTAATTGTAATTAATTCTAGAGTTTCTGTATCAAAAATATGAAATCCTCTAGGATCATCTACATCAGACCAAAACATTTCATAAGGATTTCCTAGATAGTGTACTAAACCGTTGGTCGATCGAGTGTGATAGTGACCACTGAAGACATGGGTGAAATTCTCAAATAGTTCGCACGAAATACCGTGCTCCATGACGATTTCTCTATTAACTCTAAATCCTCTAAACTCAAGGTGCCCCATCGCGACCTTGCAATTTGTTTTTTTAATAAGTTTGAAAGTAGTTTCTTCATTTTCGCTATTAATCCAAGGAACAAATAAAATATCTAATCCACCAATATTAACTTCAGTAGCATCTTTATAGGTCTTAATATTTTTATACGTCTTAAGAAGTAAATCTGGAGAATTTATAGAATTGGAATCCTTAAAATAAATATCATGATTTCCAATTACCATGTGAACATTATACTTCTTTAACGGATTAAAAACAACTCTTCTAGACCACTCTAAACTTTGGAAATCAATTCCTTTTCTAGAATCAAAAGCATCTCCCATATGAATTACTTCCTTTACCCCATGTTCTTCTAAACTTGGGAAGAATATATTTTTGTAGAATAATTCGAAGTAATCGTGTAAGTGTTTTGAACCCTTTTTAGCTCCATAATGAGTATCTGTAATGATAGCAACCTTCATCGATTATTCCTGTACTGAATCTGATCTTTAATAGAATTATATTCGGAAGTATGTCCTGAAAGCAAACTATCGTCTACCATCATAACTTCATCGAAACCTGTTCGTTCGATAATCTTTGCTTTAATCTCTAACTGCTTCTTTTCTTTCTGAATACGTCTCAAAAAAGCGTAGTGAATAATTTGAGTGAAGTATGCAAATGGATTGGATGACTTCGCTGGATCAAAGTTGTGAATGTACTCAACACAATTCTCAATACCATCCGAGATCATATCTTCCCGGAACATGTAATTCACAAAGTTTGGTTTGTATGAAAGGCGAGTAGCAATCTTAAAGAAACACTCACCAAGGTAGTTAGTAACTCGCGGTTTCGGAAGTCCATTCTTCTTGGACTCTTCCAGTTTTTCTCTGTAAACAATCAGTGCTTGTAGCAACTCTTTATTATTTACATAATGTTCTGTTTTTTTCTTTGGCATGACATTTCCTTAACCGCGTAATATGTGATTATTATAGCATACATTAAGGGGCTTGACAAAGTGTCTGAATCTCAGTAGAATATGTTTGCTAACGTTGAAGAGACAGATTTAGCTAGCTTTGAGTATCTCTATTATCTTCTACCGAAAGATCTTTGTAGATGTTTTCAAGTTTCTTTCTTGCTTCCATTACTGAAGATATATACCCCATTCTTTGATCTGGTCTTACTTCACCAGATTTACGATAGACATCAATATCATCACCATTATCATCTTCTTCTAAAAATCTATTGTAGATATTAATAAGTTTTTCATTAGTAGTTTCAGTGCATGTTATAATTTTATCTAAGGTTATAAAGTAAAAATCATCATCAGACATTTCCATCCAAGGTTTTACTTTAATGTGAATTCCTTGATGATTATGAAATGTTTTCATAATAACTGGATTTTGCAATACCATTACTGCATCATCTCCAGTTTGATCTACCATAACCAAAGATAAAATTTCTTCTCCTGAAACTAATTTTATAACTGCGTAGAATTCTTCACCCATATTAGTTCTTTAAAGGAATGTTTACAATATCGTAATTAAAATTCTCTTCATTATAAACTTTAATTCTTTCAATCAAGTGATTAAGTGTATAGTTCTTCCTGGATTTGTAGGATATGTCGTCAGCAATATCATACAAAGTCGCCTTTGTTTTGTTATTCCCCTTTCTGAGTACTCTGCCAATTGATTGTAAGTTACGTATTCTTGATTTGGAAGGAGAAGCAAAAATAACATTGTGGAGATTTTTAATATTGATTCCTGTTGAGAATGTTCCGTAAGAAGCAACAATGATGGCGTTGTTTTCTTTTTCTGTGATCTCTCTTACTTTTTCTCTATCTTCAGTATCTACTCCACCATGTATGAAAAAAACATTACGATTTTCAGTAGT